CTGATATCTGGCATGGCACATCATCTGCTCCAGATAATTCAGTTCCTTGGGTTGCATATGATGAGAATGGATTTCAGCAATTGAAATCAGTTCTTGCATATGACTATCAGCGTAGGCCACAAGCAGCAGATTTCGATGTGACTGTGTGGGCGGCGCGTGTCTTTCATAGTGCATATATGGGGCCAGAGAAGGAACCACTTGGATTAGATGCTGCTATTAAAAAGCATCGTCCTGAATGGTGCTCTGCACTCGGTGTTCCAGTTACTTAATAGGAATTAATTATGTTTGGAGCACTAGGTAAAGCCGTCGGTGGAATGTTTGGGGCTAATACATCTAAACCACAAGATTGGTCTCAGATGCCACAACAAGAACAGCCACAAGGCATTGGCCCATCGATGGCTGCAATGGGTGGAATGATGGGTAATCAGGGAATAAAAGCACCCACACCTATGGGTTCTCAATTAAATGGATCACCAGTTCCACAACCACCACCCACAGCACAAGCACCTGAAGCTATGGGTCAAGCTCCAATGATGAAACAGATGCCTCAAATGGGTGCACCTATGGGGCCATCACCCGGTATGATGCAACAGATGATGCGTAAACCACCAATGATGAATGGTGGATTTGCTGGTAATAGACCACCCATGAGTGGTGGTATGGGTGGATGGGGCAATAGAGGTATTCAAGGCCCACAACAATCACAACAGTTTGTAAGTCATCCTATGGCTGGATCGTCATATGGTGGTTATAGGTAGTTGACACGTATCCTTTAATGTAGTATAACTAAAGGATACACAGATGGCGTCCTACAACCTCTGGTTGCGAAATCATGGGATGCCATCTATTCATTTTAGTGAGATATAATGGCGGCTAATGAGTGGAAACCATCAAAAAAGCAGGAACAATTCCTCTCAATACCGCCATCTATCAAAGAAGCGGCATTCCTTGGAGGAGCGGGTAGTGGAAAATCTAATCTGCTCCTTTACTACGCCATCGTACATAAATGGCATGAAAATCCTAAGTTTAAGCAAGTCTTTCTTAGACGCACTTTCCCTGAACTACGTAATGAAATTGTACCGCGATCAAAGGAATTGTACACTAGGTTCGGCGCAACATTTAATAAAACCGAAATGATCTGGACGTTCCCTAGTGGAGCGATGATAATGTTGGGCCATTGTGAGAATGAAGATGACGTACATCAATACGACTCGATGGAAATCAACCTGTTTACTCCCGATGAGATCACATCATTTACAGAGTTCATGTATCTCTACATCGGATTCACGCGCGTACGAACAGGATCTCCTGACTTACCAGCAATTATACGAACAGCTGGTATGCCGGGAGGAATCGGTCACACATGGGTTAATAATCGGTTCGTCAAACCGTGGAAACAAGGTGGAAAAATATTAGTCGGCAAGGGTGGTAATAAGCGAATGATGATATTCGCAACACAAGCTGACAATCCACACATCGATCCGACTTATAAGAAGAGTTTAGAAGCATTACCTGAAGCCGAGAAAAATGCAAAGTTATATGGCGATTTCGACTCGTATCTTGGGCAGGTATTCACCGAATTTAGAGATAGGCATCATATAGACGAACCACCAGAGGCTAATCACATTTGCGAACCATTCGATATACCTGAATGGTGGCCGCGCATTGTAATTGGTGATTGGGGATTCGCGGCAATGACATGGATTGGATATGCAGCAATCTCACCTTCTAAACGCTTGTATATCTATCGTGAACAACATTGGGTCAAAACGAAAATCGCCGATTGGGCGCCACTCGTTAAACAATACATCGATAGAGAACATCCACGACTTATTCGATTCTGTAAATCCGCTTCTCAGGAGCGAGGACAGGAACATACAATCCAACAACAGATCGAAACTGAGTTGGGTCAATCCATCGAACTATCCAACAATTCACCGGGTAGTCGAGTGGCTGGTAAAATCCTCATACACGAGTACCTGCGATGGAAAAAAAGGCTAGTCATTCCTACTGAGGAAATGATATACGATGAAGAATATGCAATGTGGATATTGCGAAATCGCGGATTGGCTGAATACAAATCGTACCTTAAGTCATTCGATCCACAAGATGAAGAATCAAATATCCCCAAATTGCAGATATTCAAGGATGCGTGTCCCGTCCTTGTATCGGCTATCAAAGCATGTTCATATGACAAACCTAAAGGCAATAAACCGGCAGAGGACATTGCAGAATTCGATGGGGACGATCCGATTGACGGGCTTAGATACATAGTTGACGCGGCAGAAGGATACTTCGACGACGCGAATCAAGAATTCAAACGAATTCAAAAACAAGAAGAATTATCCAATCAATTAAGTCTAACGAATAATTGGACTGCATTCTATCGAAGTTCTGAAAAATTAGAAGCTGAGTCAGACGATAACATTAAACCTGTTGGCAGATATCGGCATTGAATGTTAAATGAATTATTTAGAAAGTGGTTCGGCCTTGATCCACGTCATTGTGAATCTTGTGAGATCTTACGTGCGCAGCTTGATGAAAGCAGCCGGGAGCGTAGGGAATTGCTTACGAGATTACTAGACAAAGATAAGGCTGAACCACTTATACAACCAACAGAAGAACATCAACCTATTAAGGCACAGTATGTTCCTTGGCGCGTCAGACAGCAAATGTTAGAAGCTGAAGACAGAGAAAAAGCTAGATTGATGCGCGACAAAGTTCAGGAAATTGAAGAACTTGAAACTGAATTGGGCGTAAAAGATGCCAGCAAAGTCCGCTAAACAATATCGGTTCATGCAAATGATAGCTCACGGTAAGAAACCTAATAAAGGTGTCGGGCCATCTCCTGATGTAGCGAGAGAATTCGTTGAGAAAACATCATCGAAGAAGAGGAAAGATTGGAGTAAGAAATGATCACTCTCATCCTCGTTATCGCTATCGTTGGATTCTTGGTATACGCCATCACGACATATGTGCCAATGGCTCCGATGTTCAAGAATGTAATATATGTGATTGCTGTTATTGTTTTGATCCTTTACTTGATGCGGGCCTTCGGAGTCGCTGACATTCCTCTCAGGTGAAATCATGGGTTTTTGGAACAAACTTGGACAGATAGCACTACAAGCGGCTCCATATGTAGCAGCTCCATTTACTGGTGGCATGTCATTAATGGCTGCTCCTATGACTGGTGGACTAGCTAATAAACTAGAGGATCGAAGTGACCAGCAGGAATTCTTGAAAACTGGAGTTGCACCTAGTAGATCTGGATTAAATAAGATCATGGGCGGAGTTAATGCTGCTGCTGGAATGTATGGTGGGGCTAAACTAGGTGGCAAATTACTGGGTGGTAACAATCCAGTAATGGGAAATGATTTACCATCACAAGGTGGAATCACAGGAAATATGGGTGGTCAAAATGGACTAACTGGATTCTTGAAGAATTTAGGAGGGAATCAAGGATTTGATATTATATCAAATTTACGTCAACCAAATCAGCAAGCAATGAATAGTCCATACGCGGATCCGCGAGATGCACCACGACCTAGTAGATTTAGGCAAGTGATTCAGCAAGGCCGAAATAGAGCACATGCATACTAATGGAAAAAGAACTAAAAGACGAAACTAAAAAGTGTCTTAAACAGATTGTTGATCATTTCGACGACGAAGATAGAGGTGTGCGCGATCGGCAGATTCGTCAATGGCGTAAACTGAAACTGTTGTGGGAAAATGTTCAACATACTTATTATTCTGAAGTGGCGCATGATTGGCGCATACCAGAGAGTGAAAGAGTTGGTCAGGATACAGATCAAGCATATTACGACAAGCCGGTTAACATCTTTAGAGCTTATCTGGAATCTATTATTGCTGCTCTTTCTGTTACTGTCCCCCCTGTTACTTGTTATCCTGACGACGCTGATAATCCTATGGATGTCGTTACTGCTAAAGCAGGTGACAAGATAGCCGAACTAGTATTCAAACATAATAATGTTCCTCTCTTGTGGGTACACGCACTCTTCGTATATTGCACCGAAGGTATGACTGCAATGTACGTGTATCCGAAGGAGAGTGAAGAATATGGAATGTACGAAGATAAGAAATACGAGGAAATTCAGGAAGATCACGAAATTCTCACTTGTCCATTCTGTCAGTCAGAGATGAGTGATGAAGTAGTTAATGCTATTCCACAAGATCCTGAAGAAGCTGAAATCGCAGCTAAATTGTGGGATGAAAAGAGACAGGATGAATTCGATCCTGAAGCTCCAATATTTGAACATGAATTATGTGAGACATGTGGGCGTCAAGTAATTCCACAAAAGTCACAACAATCATTCACTGTGACTAGATTAGTTGGAGTGACTAAACATCCTAAGTCGCGCATCTGTATGGAAGTATATGGTGGACTATTTGTAAAAGTCCCCGTATGGGCACGTAATCAAAAAGAGTGTTCGTATCTAATTTATTCATACGAGACACATTACGCAAATGTCCTCGAACAGTATCCAGATCTTAAAGATAAAATTAAGGACTCCGGATCGGCTCACTATGATCTATACGAGCAATGGGGCCGTACCTCCCCCCAATATCTTGGTGAACATCCAATCCACAATGTCACAGTCAGAAATTGTTGGATTAGACCTAGCGCATATCACATCCTCGGAGACGAAGATGAAATAAAGGATTTAAAGAAATTATATCCTGATGGAGTGAAAATCTGTGTTATCGATGATCATGTGGTCGCTGCTGAAAATCAAGCAATGGATGATCATTGGACTCTTACTTACAATCCACTTAGTGATTATATCCATTCTGACCCTATTGGGATGCTGCTTACTTCTGTTCAGGAGATTACGAACGACTTAGTTAGTTTAACTCTACAGACAATAGAACATGGCATCCCACAGACATTCGCAGATCCAAAGGTTCTTAACTTCAATTCGTATCGAAATAGTGAGGTTATACCGGGAGGAATCTACCCTGCCACTCCAAAATCTGGGCGACCTCTATCTGAAGGCTTTTACGAAGTTAAGACAGCTACTTTAAGTCAAGAAGTATTACCATTTGCTCAAAAAGTACAAGAAATAGGTCAAATGGTTTCGGGTGCTCTTCCGAGCCTATTTGGTGGTCAAATGTCAGGTTCTAGGACTGCTAGTGAATATAGCATGTCTAAGAACCAAGCCTTGCAGCGCCTACAGACTACATGGAAGATGCTAAGTCATTGGTGGAAAGATATATTCGGTAAAGTTATACCGATGTATATCAAAGAAGTTAAAGACGACGAAAAACAGGTCAAGAAAGATGAATTCGGCAATTTCATCAATGTTTTCGTTCGTAAAGCTGAACTTGAAGGTAAGATTGGTTCTATTGAACTTGAAGCTAATGAAAATCTACCAATCACTTGGAATCAGCAAAAAGATTCAGTAATGGAAATATTCAAGATGAATAATGAGATGCTTATGAGCACTCTTATGACTCCTGAGAATATTCCATTCCTTAAGCGAGCTATTGGACTTGATGATTATGTGATTCCTGGTGAAGATGATAGACAAAAACAGTATGAAGAAATACAACAGCTCGTCAATAGTGAGCCAATTCAGCAGCCACCAGATCCAATGATGGAACAACAGGCTATGATGATGGGACAACCTCCCCCTCCACCAACAGAGGTACCATCAGTTGAAGCTGATATGGAAGTTGATAATCACGAATTGGAAGCTGATATATGTCGTCGTTGGTTAGTATCCGATGCGGGTCGGTTATGTAAACTAGAGAATCCTAATGGATACAAGAATGTCCTTCTACACATGAAGATGCATAAGGATATTATATTCCAGAAACAGATGGAAGAAGCTCAAGCTCAAATAATGCCTCCACCGGGATCTGAGACTCCATCAGGTAGAGATCCCCAAAAACAACCACAGTCTAATGCTGGGGTTCAAATGAATGAAGGACAAAATGCACCGACAATTCAATAATTTAATGATGCCTGAAGATAGTGGTTCGGGTGGAAGTGATGAGACTGAAACTTTTGAGCTTCTAAATGAAGAAGACATTAAAGAACCAGACGAAATCCTCGAAATTGGAAAAACTGATAAATCGATTGGAAAAGATATTGAATCAATCGATGAAGACGAAGATGAGGAAGTCAAAGAAGACGAAGATGACGAATTAAAAGAGATTGAAGAAGAATTAAAAGGGCCATCAGAAGAGGATTTAGAACTAACTACGCCTGTTCGCAGGAAAGAGATACTAGCTAAATATCCTAAACTATTTAAGGATTTTCCTTATCTTGAGAAGGCATATTACAGAGAACAACAGTTTACTGAGTTGTTACCAACGATTCAGGATGCTAAGACTGCAGTTGAAAAAGCGCGTGTAATGGATACGTTTGAACAAAACATTATGAGTGGTGATATCTCAAATGTTTTGGCGGCTGCAAAGTCTGAAAGTCAGGAAGCATTTCTTAAAATAGCGGATAATTATCTTCCTGCATTAAAGAAAGTCGATCAACAGGCATATTATCACGTATTGGGTAATGTCGTAAAAGATACTATCATTACGATGGTGAAGGAAGCTCGTAGTCTGGGTGAACAAGGTGCCCCATTACAAGCAGCCGCAAATATATTGAATCAATTCGTATTTGGTTCACAGAATTTCAGTCCACCGCAACAATTGTCTCCTAAATCAAATCCTGCTGAGAAGAATAGGGAGGATGAATACAAGAGACAAGAACAGTCGCGTGTGATGGGTCAGTTTGAGAATGTAAAAGATGAGTTGCAGACTAAAGCTGACAATGTGTTGAAATCAACAATTGATCAGCATATAGATCCAAGGGGATCAATGACTGATTATGTGAAAAAGAACGCAACTAAAGATGCTAAAGAAACTCTCGAAAATTTAATGTCCAAAGATACGCGATTTAGAGGTCTGTTGGATAAATTGTGGGAGAAAGCATTTGAAAAGAATTTCGATAAAGAGAGTACAGATAGAATCAAGTCAGCGTATTTAAGCAAAGCTAAAACACTGTTGCCTTCAGTTATTAAAAAGGCCAGAAATGATGCTTTACGCGGCTTGGCTCGTCGGAATGATGATGATATTGTAGAGAAAGAAGAACCGACTCCTAAGAAGAGTCCAGTTGGTAATGGGAAATCCACAACCCCTTCTAGTGGAAAGATTAAATCACCGAAAGATATCCCGCGCGGGATGAGTACTTTAGATGTATTAATGAAAGACTAGAAGGGGCTAATAACATGGCAGTTACCGAATCTCAGGTAGCAGCACTAGAGCTTGAAAAAGTTATTTCAAAAGTTCGTGTGTTGTTTGAACGTGATGATACATTCTACGCGCACATTAAGAAACGCGACGTAGAGAAAATCTCTAACCGTCAGATGCGTATTCCTCTCGAATTGCGTCCCGGTGGAGCATTCCATTACTTTAATCCAGATGGCGGAGATTTGGGTCGAGGTGGTGGGCCGACATTCGATAAGGCTGTAGTCAACTGTGTATTCTTGACGGAAGTTATTGAATACACAAAGTTGTCACAGTGGTCTACTGATGATGCTCGTAAAGCCATCGTCAATTCAGTTCGTCGATTGACAGCTACTGCATTGGATGAGATGCGTCGGCAGTTGGATAGTCAGTTGATGCAGGCTGGTGATGGTGTCATTGGTCTGGTTACTACTGATACTCCTGCTGGTGGTTCAAACGTATTGAGTTTGACCACTGACGGATTCGGTGCGCGTCTGATGCGATATGGTCAGACTGTACAGATCTTCGATGCTACTCTAGCTACTCTTAAAGGT